ATAATTCCATCTATGTCAGGTTCTCCGATTGTAATTAAATAAGCAGTTTTATTTATTGACATAATTTATTATATATTATTTTTGTTTTAAGTTATTTTTATTAAGAAATATTAGGCGTTTGAAATGTCCAAAGGTGTAAAACTAAAAATATTACAATTGATGAGCAATATTCTAGCGACCAGTCCACACTTTCACAACAGCTCTTGGTATAGTTCCTTTTTTTAAGTTATCTTCATATTTTTCAAAAGAATAACCACACCATTTTTGGTACTTCATTATATCTCCAAATAAAGACTTTGTTTTAAATAAATTTGGACTTTCTGTAAAAAATATACAACCCATTATTCTCTCTAAACAACATCTATCTGATCTATTTTTTACTGTATTTACTAAATTTGTTATATTATATTTATTATTTATTTGTAAAAGGAAATCATAATTTATATATGATTGTGAACCAAAACATCCGTACCATTTTGATTGTGGTAAACCAATAACATTATCGTTTAAAGACAATTTATTTTGTATTTCATGTTTATTATTTAAACTTTCTGTTATTCTTAAAGTATTTGTTATATTTTCCTTGTCACCGTTAAAATACCATAAAGGTAAAACTCGATAACCATTTAACATCTCAAAATTTATTCTTTTATGAAAAAAAACACTATCGTGTAAAATAATCGCATTCTCAAAATACTTATTTTTTAAGTAATAATAATAAGGTAATATTTCTCCACTTCCGGGAAATTCAGATGTAATTATTTTAATATTTTTATAATCAAAATCTGCTTTTACAAAATTTTGATTACTATTGTCATCAATAATAACAATTTTTCTCTCTGGATAAAATGTTCTTAATAGCTTAACAGATTGGTTCCAATATTTATTTGTAGTTTCTGAATTAATGTGTCTTGTAATAATAAATCCATATGAGTTCATAATATATATAAATATAATTGTATTATGAACTGATAACAAAATAATAATTTGCTAGATATTGTTAAATATATGAGGGAATATTATCAATATTAATTACATCATTTCCAACTTCACCTTTAAATTCGGAAAATGCTTTAAATTCTGGTCTCTCTAGTTGAGCTTGAGGAGTATGATTGTGAACACATCTTGCAATCATTTTGTATAATTTAAAATCTGGATATCTATCAACACCATTTCCTTTGTATAACATATTGATACCTTTGTCATCTAAACACCATTCAACAATTAAACGTTTAATAGGGTCATTACAATTATTTAAATCTTTTATTTCTTCAAAATCATCAATAATATAATCAAATATTGAACAAGCTAAGCGACATAAATCAAAACTAAAGTTTGGCTCTAGTCTAGGTTTCTTTTCATTTAAATATGGTTCTGTATTATACTGTGTTGCAGCATCTCCTCCAGGTTGAAAACTATCACTACAAAAAAGTTTGCCATCAAATTTGTATATACTTCTGCCAAAATCTATAATTTTAAATATGCGTCCAAATGTAGGAACTTTGTAATATTTCTTTTTATAACAGTAATAAATAAATTTTTTGTCAGTTTCATTATACATAACATTATTTGTATGCAAATCATTATGTGTAAAACTAAAAGCTTTTTGATATGTAATTAAAATCATAATTATTTGCATAAATGCTGAATACCATTCTTCAGGTTTTAAATCATTACTTAAAATTAAATCATCAAAAGTGTTTTCACAATATTCCATTCCAATAATTTGAACAGGAAATTTTGGTATAGTTGCATTTATTATCTCTTCTTCAGAACTTTCATCATCATCATCTTCCCATTCTTCTTCATCAAGTAGTTCTTCATCTATCTTTTCATCTTTATTTTCATTTTCATTTAATTCTTCAATATCCCCACAATCTTCTTCATCTAAATCACTATTATCTGTATAAGACGACCTTGATGAGCAAGTAGAATTAGATTTTAAAGTTACATTATTTATTTCTTTATTATCTAAAAAATTTACATCTGTTAAATCTACCAAATCAGATGACATATCCTTTAAATTATTTAAATCTAATTCTATTTGTTCATTAAAAACATTTTCAAATATTTCATTATCAAAAGATTTTATTGAAATTTGTGATTTAGCACTTGTATTATGTTGTATAATGATTGGCTTTAGTTTTTGATTTTCATTTTGAAATAAATGTTCATACTCATCAATTGTGAATAAGACATTTTTATTCTTATTAAAGTAATCTGAATTATTCAAATAATCAATATCATCAAATACATTAAGTTGAAAATTATTTTTTATTGCCAAAAAAGAACCATAATAATCAACTCCATGTGAGAAATTATGAGAATATAATAAATTACTTGCTAAATATAAAAATAAACCATCAACATATGCTGAGTTATTCACATCTAAAAATTTAGAATTACAATCATTTTCAGTTGAATTGAGTTTTGGTAATGAAAATAAATTTTTGTCTTCAATATTATACTTACCTACCAAAAACTTATAAGGATCCAATAATGGAGCTAATTTAAAAAATACTTCTTTATCTTTAACTTTATTAGTGTTTATATTTTTAATTTTACAAGTATATAGATGTGAAATATCGTCATCATTTTTTTTTACACTTGATATATACCATTTATTATTCAAATTAATACCATTATAATTAGTATCATTTAATGAGAAGAACCTTGTATAAATTGGAATATAATTTTGGGATTCAGAGAGAAAAAGGGAATTTGTTTCTTCTAAACTTTTAAAAAGTTCAATGTTCTTTCTTTTTTGATAGTTTACGTTTATCATTCTTTAGCTAATTAATATATAAATTATATGTATTTTTAACTTATTATTAATGCTAATATATTATGCTATATATTAGTATTACATTGCGTAAAATATGTAAAAAAAAAATTTACATTTTAAATAAGAATGACATTAGAACTTAAAAAATTTGATATGAAATCTATTAGTTTTAAGCCAAATGAAAATAAAGGACCTGTTGTAGTTTTAATTGGAAAGAGAGATACCGGCAAATCTTTCTTGGTAAGAGATTTACTTTATTATCAACAAGAAATACCAATTGGAACAGTTATATCAGGAACTGAAGAAGGAAATGGATTTTATGCAAATATGGTGCCAAAATTATTCGTTCATAATGAATATAATACAGCTATTATAGAAAATATTTTAAAAAGACAACGCACAGTTTTAAAGCAAATTAAAAAGGAGATGGAAACATATAGACGTACTACTATTGACCCTAGGGCATTTGTTATATTAGATGATTGTTTATATGATGCTACGTGGACTCGCGATAAAATGATGCGATTATTATTCATGAATGGTGAAATGTTTGCCTAAGTCATTCCAAAAGAATGGCTAGTTTACTTCATAAGTATTTAGCAATACTTAAAAGTGAGCGACACGTCCAAATTGCGGAGACGTCTTGATTTAGAACTTTTACAAAAGTTCTTTGAAAGTTTATACTACTAAACTACTATAGAAATATAATAGTGGCTTATGTTAACTACATAAGGTAAAGTAAAAAGGTATAAAATAGAGAAAACCCGCAGCTAATCATCTAAGTCCATTATGGTAAGGATATGATGACAGTTCAACGACTAAATGCCCGTGGGGTTGAGTAATCTAACCAATTACGATGATGCCTTAAGATATAGTCTAAACCCATCCGAGAGGATGCTGTGCCCATTTAAAAAGCACAGGTTTAATGATTTCAAAAGGAAATGTTTGAATGAAAATGGTATAATTGAGACATTGGAAGGTTATGTTAGTTATTACAATGCAATATCCATTAGGCATACCTCCTACCCTAAGAACAAATATTGATTATGTCTTTATTTTGAGAGAAAATTATATCGCAAATAGAAGAAGAATTTATGAAAATTATGCTGGTATGTTTCCAACATTTGAAGCATTTTGTCAAGTAATGGACCAATGTACTGAGAATTATGAGTGTTTAGTAATTAATAATAACTCTAAATCTAATAAATTACACGACCAGGTTTTTTGGTATAAAGCTGATAATCATGGTGAATTTAGATTGGGTTCAAAAGAATTTTGGGAATTATCGAAAAATCTTAAAGATGATGATGAAGAGGCACAATATGATCCTAATAATGTTAAAAAGCGTGGAGCAGGACCTAAAATCAGTGTTAAAAAGGCAAATAAATGGTAAAATATATTTTATAAATATTATATATATGAAATATATTTCTAATAAAACTAATAAAACTAATAAAACTAATAAAACTAATAAAACTAATAAAACTAATAAAAATAGAAATAAAGCAAAAAATAAAACTTTAAAACGAAGCGCGTCAAAAAAAACACCATTTCCAATTGATATCGTTTATACGTGGAAAGGAGAAGAAATGTCAAATAATAGAAGATTAGGTTACAACTACGAATTAAAATATAGCTTGCGTTCTATTTATTTTTTTGCTCCTTGGGTGAATAAAATTTATATTTTAATGAATAAATATAAACAACCTAGTTGGATTAAAGAGAATGATAAAATAATAGTAATTGATCATTCACAAACTTTTCCGTCTGATAAATATTTACCAAACACAAATTCAAATGCAATTGAAACTACTATAGCAAATATTAAGGATTTATCAAATCATTATATATATTTTAACGATGATATTTTTTTGGGAAGAAAAGTTAAATACACAGATTTTTTTACACCAGATGGCAAAGCAAAAATCGATGATTATTCTTTAAATACAAGAAATGTAACTAAAGATGGATTTGAAAATAAATTAAAATTTGATATTCCTCAAAATGCTGATAAATTATATAAACATATTCCAATTTCACAAATTAAAGATTCTGTATTAGAATTTAATAAAAAATATGAAGATTATATTGATTGGATACGTATGACAAAAAAAAGAAAGGATAAAGGGTATGATGTTTGCGAAGAAAATAATTTAAATTCACCTTGCCAACAAATACATTATCCAATTGGAAAATTTATGTATTCACAACATAAAGCAAAATTAGTAAATAATGAAAATAAAACAATTTATTATGTTCCGTCAATAGATCCAAGTTTTTCAAAAAAGTTGAACAAAATTTTTACAATTAAACCCAAATTTTTTTGCATAAATGATGTAGAAACTGACCCAAAAAAACGAAAAATAGTTTCTAAGGAAATGCTCGAATTTTTTAATGAATATTATCCAAATAAGCCTGATTTTGAAAAGTAATATTAAATATAATTATTTTTTGTTTTAACAATCATCAAATGTAATAGTAGCTGGATACTTTATAAAACAATAATCTTTCCAAGTTTTATTTGGATTATTTAACTCACACCAATCAAATAAAATTTTCCCATTAGAAGCCATTATAGGTAGCCTTTCCCATAAATGATATTTAAAATGAAACAATATATTCATTATTACCATTTCATTATTTTTACAAAAAGTATATTTATTCATAGCTTCAATAAGTTGTTTTTTATCGCACAATTTTAGTATATTTGTATCATAAATCCACATGCAGTTAAGCATGTAATTTGATTTTAAAATATTCTCTCCATATTCATTTATAAACTCATTATTTAATTCTGGTTTATCATAACTTATTTGGCAATTAAACTCTCTATTTTCATATAATTTTGAATCTTGGGGTGCCAACAGTCTGTCTTTATAGTCTAATTCAAGAATATATTTTACATCATCTAAGACTCTTAACCCAGAATCTAAAAATACAACACGAGACCATTTTAAGAAATAATCATCAAATATATGCAGTTTTTCCCATTGATTTAATTTATTTAATTCTCTTTTATCTGGATTATTTGTAAAACCTTCACTACCTATTTTATTTAATAAATTTGTTTTATCTATTAATGGAAATTTAGCTTCAATTACATTATAAAATTCTTTAAAAATTTCATTTAAATTAAAATCAATTGTTACCAAAACAATATCTCCGTTCCATTTTCCTCTTGTTCTTAAGTCAATTATTGTTCTTTTAGCTTTATTAAAATAATTTGAATCTGCAATTAAAGTAAAAACAGTGTCAAATTTTGGCTTATTTTCTTCAATTAAAACTAGTTTTTTTTCTTTATCAGCTATTGATGAATAAAAAATAAATAATTTTTGAGTTGTTACTTTATGGAAAGTAATTGATTCATTTAATGATTCCTGGCTTTTATGTAATTTTGTGTGAAATAAATTGCTATGTATTTGATTAACTTTATTTTCTTTTTTAATTTCATTTATCCATATTCCCATACATAAATCATCACAAAATTGTTCTTTTAAATTAATTAACGGATAATAAGCTTCATTAATTCCTGTTCTTTTTATATAATCATATATAAGTTTGTATAACTTATTTGAAATAACATAACCAGCTCCTCCTGACATATAAACACAAAACTCTTCTTTAATATGACCACATTCTTTTCCAATATAATATGAATCTTTTGAGTTATACTGTTGCAAAAAATTCTTGAGCCTATTTTCAAACACAAATGTATCATCGTCAATAAATATATACCAATCATAATTTGGTATATTCATATTATAAATAAAATGAATATATTTCCAAGTTATATTTTGCGTATCATCCATGCATTGCCATCCAAATTGCCTATTTTCTATATTAGGTTTTGATGTAAGATAAAAAATATCATTTTTATTTACATTTTTTAAAAATGTTTCCATTTGGTATTTAACTCTAGTTTCAATATATTTATCACAAGTAGAAATAATATAACAAATACTCATATATAATTTAAAATAAATATATATATTTAAATTATAATAATAAAACTTAATAAAAACTTAAAAATAATAATAAAACTTAATAAAAACTTAAAAATAATAAATATATTTAATAAAAATGATACCAGATTGCACATTAGTAACAGCTTGTTTTGATTTAACCATGTATAATAAACATTCAAGAAGTTTTAATGAATCTTTAAATAAAATGAATGCTTTATTAGAGGTTCCATGTTATTTAATTATATTCACAGATAAAAATCTATATGAATGTATTAAAAATAAAAGAGATGAATATAAGTTAGATTATTTAACACATTATATTGTAACAGATGTTGAAAAATTAGAAACCTTCAAATATACAGAAATTGTAAAAAAAAATAGAGAAAAATATTATCCAACAAAAGATGAAAGAACATGTGCTGAAAGTCATATTGTATGTTGTAGCAAATTTGAGTTGGTTATAAAGTCAATAATGTTAAATCCTTTTAATACAACTAAATTTGGCTGGATAGACGCAAATATTGGAGAAAAATTCTCAAAAATATGTACAAACTACAAAAATAATATGCTTTTAAATATTTTAAATAATTGTTCTGAAGATAAGTTTCATATCCAAATATTAAATGTCTGTAATAAAGATTTAATAAAAGAAGATAGATTAAATGAATATTATAGCACTTATAGATGGGTTGTTTGTGGAAGCTTATTTATTACTGGAAAAGAAGTAGGTTTAAAAATTTTAAACGAATTGAAAAATATATTTATAAAACATACATTTCATGGTTATGGTCATGCTGAAGAAATGTTTTATCTAGAAATATTAGATAAATATTATGATGAAATAGAAAGATCATATGGAGATTATCAGCATATACTAAATAATTTTATCAATATAAATGTAGGGTTAAATTATGTTTTACACATTTCAAATAATTATTTGAATCATGGATATTATAAAGAGTGTGTAGAATGCTGCTCAAAAGCTTTAGAAAGATATGAAAGTTATGCAATTGAGATTGATTATGAAATTTATTTTAATTTTTTATTTAATTTATTCGTTGCATTATTTTATTATGATAATATTAAAGCGAAAGACCAAGTTATTAAAATTAAAAATTTAATTGAAATAAATCCATATATAAATAAAATATATAGCTTAAACAAAATTTTTTATGAAAACCAATTTAATCATGTTAATTAAATATAATAAATTATAATCTTATTATATTTTCATCTTTCAGCCAAATACATATCCTGTCCAATTTTTATTATATTATATCCTAAGCTCATAATAAAATCAAATAATTCTTTTCTTAATTTAATTGCTGGAAATTTATTATTCTCTTGGTGCTCATCCCATGATTCGAATAAGATTTTTGGATAGTTATTTCTTTTAATAGTTTCAATACTTCCTTCCAAAACCTCCTTTTCATGACCTTCCACATCAATTTTTATAAATCCAATATTTGTCAAATTGTATGAGTCGAGTGTATTCTTTGGAACATCAATATGGGGAGTATTTTTAATATTATCATACTCAAATTTAGAAATTCCGTTACCACCACCATCATTTTGGTCACGAATATAATAGGGAGTTATTCCTGATTCATTGCTCAAAGCACAATTGTATTTAGTAACTTTATAATCTAAATTGTTTAATGCAATATTAGCACATAAATAGTTAAATGATTTTGGTGAACATTCAAAAGAAAAAACATGATTTGCTTTTTTTGCCAATTCTACTGTATACCATCCGATATGAGCTCCTATATCAATTACATTTTTATCACCAGAAACAAAATTTTCAACAGCCCAATCAATATATCCTCTTTCATAAAACCCAGTATTAAAATAATCTTTTGCAACTCTAGCTTCTGGTATAAACATGATACTATCACTATTAGGTAATTTCATATAAATAGGTATATCACTATTATAACTTTTTTCTTTTATTAAATACATAATAAAATATTATTATTAATTATTTAAGTAATAATTATTTTAATCATTAAAGTTTTAGTTTGCTTTATTGTTTGCGAAAGGTCCACTTACTAATTGACTTTGTCCATTATCAGTTTTTCCAACAACAATATTTTCTCCTTCGAACAATTCCATACATATATCAGCAGTTGAAATATTCTCTTGTTCCTTCAATGCGAATTCTTGTGTATTTGCATTATTGACGCCAATCAAGTTGCCTTGATCATCAATAGTTTGAGTTAATGTATTACCAGATTTCTCAGCAGATTTAATATTTTCTTCAATCGCTTTTTGTTTAGATTCTTTTGTTCGTTGTTCGAAAGCAGTTTTAGCATTTGACTCATTCTTAGTTTTTTCTTTCATCAATTGATTAAGCTCTTCTTCCATATATTCAACGCGTCCAGTCTTATAAGATTCAGGATCCCAAGGCATCCACATACCAATAGGTCCAACAAAAACATCGTGATTAGGGTCAATTTCTCTTAACATTTTACATCTTAATTCTGCTTCTTCTTGAGTAGGATATGAACCACGAATCTTCAGACCTCTTGTACTAGTTTGAAAGTTATGTGCGATGTCAAAATGTTTTTGAAGTTCTTCTTCATTGTTATCTAAAAAGGTCTTATATTCATCGTCCATTTTTGATGTTGACAAGGTTTCTCTTTCTTCCTTAACAAAATCCTTAAAATCATTTGAGACATCTTCAAAGGAAACATTATATTTGTATGAAATAAAATTTAAGAACTGAACAAATTTTTCCATTGATTTATTAAATTCCCATTTCTTTAGGAACTCTTCAAAAAAATAAATTTCCTTTTCCTTTAGGATTTTTTCAGGAGAACAAAAAGAAACACATACAAATTTTTGACCAGCAATAGGCTTATCTTCTTCTAATAAATCAACATATTTAGGATTTATTTTTCCATTAGTTTGTTTTCTTTCAAAACCAATCTTTTTAGAATTCTTGTCTTTAGAACGATCCATTTTAATTTATTTAATTATTTAATTTTAAGTTTTTTATCGCAATATATATATTTTTTTCTTTTTATTTATTATAATGAACGGATTAATAAACGTCGCTGAACTTGTTAAAAGAATCATTAAGTATCTTGTTGAAGGTTTAATGGTCGCTATTGCTGCTTATGCTATTCCTAAACGTTCGTTGAACATTGAGGAGATTATTTTGATCGCTTTGACTGCTGCTGCTACATTCAGTATTCTTGACACATATGTCCCTAGTATGGGAGCTACTGCTAGAAGTGGAGCTGGTTTTGGAATTGGAGCAAATTTAGTGCGATTTCCTGGGGGATTTTAAGCCAATTTAAGTAACATAATATATTTAATCTTGATATAATATATTATGGCAAAAAGTCGCAAACAAATGCACAAAAAACGCAAGGGAAGAAGAGCCAAAAAAGTTATGAGAGGAGGAGATTTTAGTGAGGAACAAAAGACAGTATTGCAAAATAGCGGATTTTATCCAGGACAGATTGAGAGATTTCAGCTTATGGGACTTACATTTGCCCAAGTTAACCAAAAAATACAAGAAATAACGGGTGATAATTATCATGGAAATTCAGACGATTTAGTTGAAGCTGTAGAGCAAGCTCTTGATGAAGAACATATGAACCAAGGAATGCCACCACCAGCACAAGATGTTGCTAATCATAATATGGATATTTATAATGATGATGCTGGTCAAATGAATATGAATGAATTAGATATGGATATTGATCAAGAAGGAACTGATAATGAGGCTGATAGTGATGATGATATGAATGGTGGTAGAAAAAAGAGAAGAACAATGAAAAAGCGTAAAAAAAGAAAAACTCGCAAACTGGGAAGAAAAAATGGGCGCAAAACTAGTCGTAAAAGTCGCAAACAAAGAGGCGGTGTGTGTTATGGAAATGGAGTAGGAGCAAATAATTACGATCCTAACTTTTCTATTTACAATACTCGTGAATTAGAGTTATTTCCTTATAGACCAACAAATTAAATAGTAGGAATAAATTCCCAATCAAGTTCTTCACATATCTTTTTCCAAATTACGTCTTGTTCTATTCTTTTTTCCTTATCTTTTAACATCGGAAAGTGTTCAAGATATTGTTCTTCTCCTAGCAGTTCACATAATTTATAAGCCGTATAATAATAATTCAAAAAGTTAACTCTATCGTCAGGGCAATTTTTAGAATAAGGTGACTGTAGCTCGATAAAAAGGTTACAAAGTGTTTCTTCTAATTCCTGAGACATAATAGGTGGTTTAATTCCTAATTTATCTTTAATAAATGGTATATGCTCATAGTATTTATTATAACCTAATTTTTTAAGAATTTCTTTGGTTTTAATATTTGAAATTTGATTTAATTCAAATCTCTCTTTTTTAATTTGAAGTTTAATATTTTCGATAACATCCAGAGGTATTTGTGTTGTTTCTTTGCCTTGAAATTGTGCTAATATTTCTTTAAAATGATTAATTCTTTTGTAAGCATAAAAGCAAACCTCTTTTGGCGGTTCTTTGTATGATGGTTTTTCATTTTCAATTAGATATGGAATACTTCTTGAACAAGTATTACAAACCATAATGCCTTCGTCTTCAAGAGGAATTAATTCACCCTTATGACAAGTTTTACAAATATCAGTTTGACAAATAAATGTATTAACATCAATAAATATGTCATCAATATTGCTTAAATATTTTTGGACAATATTATTATTTTCTCTCTCAGCTAATTTATCAGATTCATTTTCTTGTTTAATTTTAAAAAAAGAATTAACTAGTTTAGTTTTATTTGTAGTTGTTTGAACAATATTACCAGCAGATATATTTTTTTTATTTTCAAAGTATTCAAAAATAAATCTTGAATTATCCAAAAAATAATCCTTTTTTTTACATTTGATTTCTTTAATTTTTTCAGTTACTTCATTAATTTTATCTTCTATATCAAGTATCTGTTCTACATTTAGATCATCTCGTTCATTTTTGAGTTTTTCTCTCAATTCATGCCTTTCTATTTTTAAATCAGGTATAACATTATGCTCATCTTTTGAGAATTCATTTAAAAATTCTTTATGCTTTGTATCAAGCGTTATAGAAGATTTTTTATTAAACTTAATTTTTTTATTGGATTTAGGCTTGAAATTTGGCATAGTCCTCTTTTATTAAATTAAATGAAATTTATTTAATTTGTAATATAAAGAAAACATATATTTATTCATTATTTATTATTGTTCTTATTTTTATTTGCCAATCTTCAGATATTATTGGAATGTGTTTATTAAAAATTAATGAAAATCGAGTCCAACATAAACTACCTTTTAAAACTTCAGGAGGTTGATTCCACAAAGGTCTTATATAATTTTCTATTTCATTTATTATTTCTATTTCATTTTTAGGTATAATATCCATAATTTGTTTGCTTATATCAATAATATTACGAGGTTCAATAGTTTTCATTAATATATCATATATCATAAACTATTTATATTAATTCTTATTTAAACATTACAATATTTTATTATATAAATGCCATATTTTAAAAATAATAAGATAAATTTGTTATTTATACACATACCAAAAACGGGTGGTAGTTCATTAGAAAAATATTTCAGTGTAAAATTTAACATTCCATTAAGCAAAAAATCTTTAATGAGCACCGAAGATATAAGAGATTTTGCTGATAAACCAGAAATAAATTCTAGCTTACAACATTTAACATACGGTACTATTATAAAATACAAGGATTTTTTTAAAATAGACGAAAACAATATTCAAATTTTATCTGTAGTTAGAAATCCTTATAACAAAATAATGAGCGACTTATTTTATTTAAAAAAAATAAATGTAAACTCAACAAAAGAAGAAGTATATGAAAAAATGCAAATTTATTTACAAGAGAATTATGACAATCATATAACACCTCAATATAAATTTATAACAAATGAAAATGAAGAATTAATAGAAAATTTAACGATAATTCATACAGAAACGTTAAATGATGATATGTGTAAATTAGGCTATAAAGATTTCAACATTAAAATGAATATGAATCCAAATAATGTGAATTATTATAAATATTTAAACGATGATTCAATAAAATTAATTAACGAAAATTATAAAAAAGATTTTGAAATATTAAATTACAATAAAAAATAAAATTGAAACATATTAAAAAAATGAATTAATATTCATTATACTAATACAATATGAATACTTTGCTCGAGACTATGTTTATTAAGAGATTTTGTTTGCCATCTGGTTCAGATATTAGTTCGTATGAGACAGGCGAGTGTAATATTTCGTCGTGTCTCTGCGGAAATTATAATCATGTGTCGTGCGTTCTAAAAGGGAAAGGGCGATTTGAAAAAGGCTAGAATTCTAAGTTTTGGAATGAATCAAATGGGAGACATTAAAGGAAAAACACCTGGAATTCATGCAGAATGTGATGCTATATTAAAGCTTATGCCTCTTAAAAATAAAAAAAAATTAGAATCAATAAATTTATTAGTTATAAGATTATCAACAAAAAACAAGATTCAATCTAGTAAACCATGTAGTAATTGTATAGAAACTATGAAAACCTTACCACAAAAGAAAGGATATAAAATTGAAAATATTTATTATTCAGATGAAGAAGGAAATATTATTAAAACAACTTTGAATAAATTAGACTCAGAAGAAAAACATTATTCAAAATATTTTAGACGCAAATCACTGAATATAATCAGTTAAAAAACCTTAATTGTTTTCTTGAATTTATTTAATGGACCTTAAAATAAATTTAGAATCTTTAAAAGATTTAGAAAATGAGAATGTAAAAATAGATGTTATAAAATTTCAAAAAATGCTTTTACTTTTTAATTCTATTGAACAAGGATGGTCTGTAAAAAAAAGAAACGATTCTTATGTCTTCACAAAAAACCATGAAGGTAAAAAAGAAGTACTAGAAGACTCATATTTGAAGAAATTTATGAAGACCAATTTAGATTTAAATAAAATATTTTCATAAAATAATGTATTATATTCATTATTTTATATATAAATATATTTTGAGATTTTTCATTCATTTATAATTTAGTTTATAAGCTGTTTCAGTAATAAACAATTTAATTAATCTAATTATAATTCAAAATTACATGAATTAAACTGAATTAAATTAATTAATTTTAATTTAATTACAATCCAAAATTTTTTTTTCTTTAGCATATTTATAAATATGGGAGGTGGATTAATGCAATTAGTCGCTTATGGCGCACAAGACGTTTACCTTACTGGTAATCCTCAAATTACTTTTTGGAAAGTTACTTATCGTAGATATACTAACTTTGCCATTGAATCAATCGAACAAACTTTCAACGGTCAAGCCGATTTTGGACGCAGAGTCCAATGTGTCATCTCCAGAAATGGAGATCTTGCTTACCGCACTTATTTACAAGTTACTCTTCCTGAGATCAATCAACTTATGGGTCTTGGAAACTACTCTACAGGCCAAAATACAGGTGTCTATGCCCGTTGGTTAGATTTCCCCGGTGAACAAATCATCGCTCAAGTTGAGGTTGAAATCGGTGGTCAAAGAATTGACAGACAATATGGTGACTGGATGCACATCTGGAACCAACTTACTATGACTTCTGAACAACAAAGAGGTTACTTCAAGATGATTGGTAACACAACTCAACTTACCTTCATCACTGATCCTTCTTTCTCTGATGTCGAATCTCCTTGCGACTCCTTAGCTCCTCGTCAAGTTTGCGCTCCCCGCAATGCTCTTCCTGAGACCACTCTTTATGTTCCCCTCCAATTCTGGTTCTGCACCAACCCTGGTCTTGCTCTTCCCTTGATTGCTCTCCAATACCACGAAGTCAAGATCAACCTTGATATCCGTCCTATTGATGAGTGTTTGTGGGCTGTTACCACATTGAACTGCAACAGTACCCCCTATGGTGGTGCTGCCAACCAATACTCTGTTGGTCGCCCCGTCCCTGCCACTATTGCCTACAATCAATCTTTAGTTGCTGCTTCTCTATATGTTGATTACGTGTTTTTGGACACTGATGAACGTCGCAGAATGGCACAAAATCCCCATGAGTACCTCATCACTCAACTCCAATTCACTGGTGATGAGTCTGTTGGTTCTTCAAGTAACAAGATCAAGCTTAACTTTAACCACCCCGTTAAGGAGCTTGTCTGGGTTGTCCAACCCGATCAAAATGTTGACTATTGCTCTTCTTTGACTTGCGATGCTCTCCTTTTCAAGGTCCTTGGTGCTCAACCCTTCAACTACACTGATGCTATTGATGCTCTTCCTAACGCCGTCCATGCTTTTGGAGGTCCCGCCTCTATTGCCGAAGATTCACGTGCCTTCATTGATGCCAACGGTCTTTTCAATGATGCTGGTGCTTTGGATTACCAACCCGCTGCTGGTTTCACTGGCTACTGGCATGGTCCTTCTAACCCCTACAATGAAGTCAACTTTGGAGGTCAACAAGTCCCACTTAATGCTGCCGCCATTGCCGCTGGTGTCATTGCTGGTGGTGTCAATGATCACCTCACCAACGCTGGTGTCTCTGATGCCGGAACTTTCGTCCTCACTGAAACCTCTTTGGACATGCATTGTTGGGGTCAAAATCCCGTTGTCACCGCTAAGCTCCAACTTAACGGCCAAGACCGCTTCTCTGAGCGTGAAGGTTCATACTTCTCATGGGTCCAACCTTACCAAGCCCACACCAGAAACCCTGATGAAGGTATTAACGTTTACTCATTCGCTCTTCGCCCTGAGGAACATCAACCTTCAGGTACGTGCAATTTCTCCAGAATTGATAACGCCACACTCCAATTGGTCTTGTCTAATGCCACTGTTGAAGGCACCAAGACTGCTAAGGTCCGTGTTTATGCTACCAATTACAACGTTTTGAGAATTATGAGTGGTATGGGAGGGCTCGCATACTCAAATTAAAAATCTTGTTACGATTTATCGTCTCATTATCTTTTACATATTTTAATAATTAATTATTCCTTTTTAATTATTAAAGCAAAAAACTATGTTTGCTCCTGAACCTTGTGGAGCAAAACAATTATTTTTAGTAAAATAACTTAAAGTGATGTAATATATACTATATACATCATATGGAAATAGTAAAAGCATTTAATGAAAATGGACTGTCTCAAACCATTACGATTAAGGGAACAGTAAATAATCCGTTATTTAGAGCATCTGATATAGGTTCAATATTAGAAATCAGCAATGTAAGACAAACCATAAAAGATTTTGACAATACAGAAAAGGTCGCTGTCAGTATTGCTGACAGCATCGGTAGAGAACAAAACGTATCATTTTTAACTGAATTAGGATTATACCAATTATTATTTGTATCAAGAAAACCAATCGCTAAAATATTTAAAAAATGGGTTTGTGAAGTTATAAAAGAAATTAGATTAAATGGGGTTTATGATTTACAAAAACAATTAGAAAAACAAAAAATACAATTACAACAACTAGAAAACACCAAAAATAAAGAAATGGAAGAAAAATTAATTAAACAAAAAGAATTGGATAATGAAATATTTTTATTAAAAGAATATGCAAATTCAGGTTCATTAGTTTATATTATAAAAGTTAAAACTTATGAAAATTGTCAATATATAATAAAAATCGGTCATAGTGAAAAAGGTGTTTTAAATAGATATAACGAACATAAAAGTAATTATGAAGAATGTCTTTTATTGAATTGCTTTGCCGTTGACAAAAGCAAAGATTTTGAAAGTTTTATACATAATCACAATTTAATTTATCCGAATAAATGCAAAACATTAAAAGGTCACGAAAAAGAAAATGAATTATTTTTAATCGGAAACAATTTAACCTACAAAATATTATTAAAAATTATTGATGACAATATAAGTAACTATAATTATAGAGTAAACGAACTATTGCTTGAGAATGAGTTATTAAAATCACAAATAAATAATACAAAATCTAATGTAGATAATGAGCTTTTAATAGAACTACTTAATTTAACAAAAGCCTTAACACATAAAATATCTTCTCTCGAAGAATCAAATAAACAAATTCTTAACAAACTTAATGCTCAAGAAACCAAAATAGTTACTGGTTTTAATCAGCAGCTTCCACATTTGGGACCACGACTTCAAAAAATAAATCCTGAAACACTTCATTTGGTAAAAGTTTATGAATCAGTAACTGAAGCTATGAATGAAAATAAAAATATAAAGAGACCTAGTATTACAAAGGCTGTTGAGGAAAATACAATTTATTGCGATTTTAGATGGCAACTAGTAGAGAGAAATTTAGACCCAAATATTATTCATTCTTTAGAACCAACAAAGGAAACTAAAGTGCAAAATTTAGGTTATATTGCCAAATTAAATATAGACAAAACTCAAATTTTAAACGTCTATTTAGATAGAAAAACTGCATCTCAACAAAATGGATTTGAAAGTTCATCAGCCTTAGACAATCCAGTTAAAAATGGAACAAAAGTAAATAATCAATATTACACATTATATGACAAATGCGAAGCAGATTTAATAAACAATTTTGAAGCAGAATATGGAAAACCACTTTTATATAAAAACGGTGTTGGACAATATGATTTAGATAACAACTTGGTTAATGATTTTTCGTGTAAATATGACTGTATTCGTGAATTAAAAATGAGTGACAAAACATTGACAAAAGCTCTAGATAAAAATGTACAATACAACGGTTTTTATTATAAAAGTATTGGAAACAAATTAAAGATGATTTAATTAAAAAATAAAAGAAAATTATTAAAGAAATAATCTATTTTAATAATCTATTTAAAGATATAAATATAAATAACTTTAAAATCTATAATGATTACAATTTATATTAAAGTTGCTTATACTGGAATTACACAAGACATAATTGTGGATTCTTCAATGACAATTAGTCAATTTATGTCTCTTATAAATAATTATAAAACAGAATATTTTCAAATACATAAAAATTATTATATAGAAATTATTGAATCTGGTAATAATATTAATGGAGATGCTGAACTAGCTCCTGTTTTATATTCATCAGAAGAATCTTTAGAAGAAAAATATGGAAATACACACAGTTCAATTGCGTTTTATATAAGACCAATAAATCCTGAAACAAAACAATTTATAAGAGGAATTGATTATTCTATTAATCCAATCTAGTAAAATATAAATATCATATTACCTTCATATTCAACCAAAACAATTATTGATTTAAATAAAAAATATATATTACAATTTTTTATTTAATTTTTAATACTTAAAATTTTATAGTTTAATACTCTTCATCTATTTCTTCATCATTATTACAATCTGATTCTATTCCTTCGTCATTTTCTAAGTCATCTGGAATCTCAACATATTGATTATCTTTCCAAATAACTTTGTGAGTGTTGAATAATAGATTCATATTTCTAATTTCAGGCTTTTCAGTATCAGATGTAAATAGTTTATAAATTTGCGCATCATCTCGAAATCTAACTGTGTAAGTTTGTTGAATATTATTTCTTCCAATACGTCCCATAGCTTGAATAACTTTTTCTTGAGTCAAATCTAAATCTTTGCTTAGAAAGCCGTGACAAAATTGATAATTTGTACCATAAATATAATCACTTGAAGCAATAATCATATATAGCTTCTGTTCATCTGCAAGCTTTTTCATAATTTCTGTGTAAGTTATATTTTCGTGGTTAATAAATACTCCAATACCCATCATCAATAAAACCTTCCAAGTGTTTTCAACTCCCTTCAAAGCCATAATATCAGAAACTGTTTGCTCATCAATAGTGCTAGTAAATGCTCCTTTAGTATCTATTCCATCAGCCCATTTATCTAAATGTAATTTTTTATTTGGAATAAATCCATCATTCAACATAGCTGACTTAATCAATGCTCTATAAGATGTGATTTCTTGAGTTAACTTAGATAAAGACCCTTTGTTCTCATACTCTTCAGGAATGTCTCTATTACTCTTTTTAGAATCTTTATTTGATTTATTTCTGCCTGTTATTTTATTACCAGCTGCAAATCCAGACACTTCATTTTTTACTTTTTTGTCAGAAGCATCTTTAATTATTTCCACGGCTGATTCTAATTCAAATAATTTTTCATTAATAATGTTATTAAATTCAATCTTTTTCATAATATCTTCCATGACAATAGAAGGTATGTTTGCTTGCTGGATGCAAAATTTCGCAATTTTTTCAATATCGTTCGATATAAATATAGTTGGTCCATCTGTTAATGTATATGCATCTTTTGTTGTAACATAAACACCTGATGTTCCTGGAAGTTTTGGCTGTTCTTTAACATTTTGTGTTATTTTTTCTTTAACATTTTGTGTTACTTGTTCACTTAATAATCTTGTAATAGGTTTTCCAGATAAATTTTCAGATTTTGACATTATATTTACACCAGGTCCAATACTTCTTATCTTTGTAACAGTGTTTCCTTTTGCATCAATGTTTGTATTTTCAAATAACCTTGGTTGTCTTATTAAATTAAAATGATTATAAATTTCTTCCCATTTTCCTTTAACAATATTTTGTAAAAGTAAAACATAATACATTTTTATATTTTTCATATTAACATCATTTAATGTTTCGAAATGCCTTTCCACTTTTGTTCTGGATGTCCCAAAGTTATTATAATTTACATAACCAATAAACTCAACAACTTCTTTTAAATCAAAATACCTAAGAAGAGTTAAATAATCATTGCAATGACGTGCTATTTTTACAATTTTATCATAATTATTATCTAAATAATGCGGTAATACTACATATCCATCTTTATTAATTATTGGTATAGATTTCTTACAATCGTGACTAACAATGTTAACAATTTCTGCTCCAGGAAATGAATTTAAGAAGTCTGGTAATGTTTCTGTAAGCTCATTCATCTTTGGTAAGGTAGCTGAAGATAAAACTACATTTGGTATAGCATTTTTTTTCCAATTCTTTCTAATTGTTTTATGAAAATCATGTTCATTATAATCCATTGTAATAGTTGGTTCATCCCAATACAAAATTATATCTTGTGGTTTAAAGAACGCAAGCATATAATACATAGCTGGTAAATATGATTTAATGTCGCAAATTATAATCTCAACATTATCACCAACACTATTATCAACTTTTCCGATTCCACCTGTTCTCCTATTTCTCGTAAATTCTTTTGCTGCAAAATAATGCAATCTAATATCATCCGCACTAGCACAACCAAATGCAAAAGCAATCTTTTTATTAACTGAAATTGCTGCTCTTGCTAATGCTAATCCTACGTGTCTAGCAGCACACACAAATATAATTTTTTTTTGCTCCGACAATGCAATTGGTGTAAGAGTTTTCCCTGTTCCAGTTGGAGCCATATATAATATTAGCTTAGGATTAGGATTTTTACATGCTGTAAATATATCTTTTTGATGCTCATATAACATCAAATCACCATATCTTAATAAATTATCATTTTTTTCAATAAACTCATATCCATTTTCTATAATTGTTAATATGTTTATTTTATTCTCAAATATTTTTAAAATACGATTAGTTAGATCAACTATATGACGATTTAATCTTATAATATTATTTCTAATTAATTTGTATAATGTTAAATAATGAAAATGAAATAACTTTACATTGTTCTCAAACTTTTTATAATAATACACAATTTTTTCAATATGGGAAAGTAATACAAATTCATAAACGTCATTATTTTTTAAATTATTTTCATCAAACCTATCTAAACGAATTTTATCAATTGAATTTAATTTTACAATACTATTAATTTTCATTTTTTCATATTCTAAATTTATTTTTATTAATTCATTTTCCACATTATCTCCACGATCTCTAAGATGTTTATTATATATAAAATCTTCCATTTTTTCTGTATATTCTATCTTTAAAAAGGTAAAGATAGAATTATTATTATTAATTCTAATATTAACATCGTGATAACCTTTCATAATCATATTAAGAACTTCAATTTCATATTTTGATACGGGAACTTCAATAGAGTTCCATTCAGATCTGTTAAGCTTTCTTTGATTTAAATCCATTTTGTGTAAGTAACTACTATTATACTTATAACTTTAAGTTTATTTTTATTTCAATTTTTTTTAAAATTGAAATAAAAATAATATAAATAAATAAAAGATATACTATATTATACGAACAATGCCTAATAATTTAATTATAGTTTCGATTGAAGGAAATATTGGGTCTGGAAAATCTACTTTATTAGCTAATTTACGTGAAACATATAAAAATGATGCTAATATTATATTTTTAAAGGAACCAGTTGATGAATGGGAAAAAATTAAAGACGAAAATGGCATTACTATTTTGGAAAAATTTTATTCGGATCAAAATAAGTATTCATTTCCATTTCAAATGATGGCATACGTTTCTAGATTAAAGGTTTTACGTGATGAATTAAAAAATATACAATTTTCAGAAGATAAAAAAACTATTATTATAACTGAACGCAGTTTATATACAGATAAAATGGTTTTTGCAAAGATGTTATATGATTCAGGTAAAATTGAATATATAAATTATCAAATTTATTTGAATTGGTTTGATACATTTTCTGAAGAATTTCCAGTACATAAAATTGTGTATGTTAAAACATGTCCTGAAAAATGTTATTCAAGAGTTCATAAACGTTCACGAGATGGTGAGGAAAATATTCCATTAGATTATTTAATTAATTGCAGCAAATATCATAATGATATGTTAGATATGTCTTCAAGTGAGTGTGTTTGTAACAATCAATTAGTTTTAGATGGCAATATTGATATTTATGAAAATAAAAAACAACTAGAAAATTGGATTTCAGATATTGACAAATTTATTAAACAATAAAAATATATAATTATTA